ACCCTGATATTGCAGCGATGCAAGCTAAAATATCACAATGGGAAGAACAATTAGCAGCCTCAGGAGGTATAAATGAGTAGACCTAACTTTATTATTAAAGAAAAAGCGTGGAACACTATGCAACAGTATGCAGGCATTGCATATGACAAGGATAAAAACGAGATATCTGGATTGATACCATATAAACTAACAAAGCATCCTGTATCAAACGAGACTGTATATGAGTTATTTGACCCAGTTATCTTAAAACAAGAAAACTCAGGAACAACAACAGAGCTTGATGGTGAAGCGTTACGAGATTACCAAATTAAAGCTGGCATGAAATATGGAACAGACATCAGGTTTTGTTGGTGGCATTCACATCATACAATGGGCGCATTCTGGTCAGGAACAGATGACAAAGAAATAAAAGCATGGAAGAATGATTCATGGTCACTTGCACTTGTTGTTAATCTGTTTGGAGAATACAAACTAAATGTATCTGTTTGGAAACCAATAGAGTTTTCTGAAGATGTGCCATTAGAAATTATAAGAGATATTCCTAAAGCAACAAAAACACAGCTTAAAGAATACGATGAATTATGTTCTAATAAAACAGAAGTCGTACATACTGGCTGGCAATCAAAAGGATATACTCCTCACAATCAAGTAACTATGTGGAATAATCAAACTAAAGAAGATGCGCTTGACCCTAATGCGCACAAAAAGCTAAAATGGGTTCATGGAGAATCTATGGAACCTTATGCAGAGCTTATCGAAGCATTAGATGAAGCAGTATCTGATATAATAGATGATTTCTGTCAAGGTACTATGGATTATAAAGAATATTCTAGCAAAATCAAAATGTTAAACAAAGACTTAAAGCAAAGAAATGCAAAAGTTAAAATTAATATACTGCCAAAAGGCAAAGTATTGGAAAAAGCAATGACTATGCAAGCTTGGGAACATTTAAAATATGATAACGAAGCTGTAGAAAAATCATATGATGATGCTAGATTAACTAACTATCAAACAAACTATGGAGGTTATGGATGGGTATAAACATGAGAAGCGAAGGCTTAGTAAACACTTTGCATGAATATACTTTTCATATATTAGGTTGCGGAGCTATTGGTAGTTCTGCAGCTACTCAGTTACTAAGATGTGGTGCTAAAAACTTTGTATTATACGATATGGATAAAGTAGCAACAGAAAACATCGGCGTATCTCAGTATATGGATGAGCATATTGGCATGTTAAAAACTGAAGCATTAGAAGAACATCTGATGAGTATTAATTGTAGGAACGTAGAAATAATACAATCACCAGAATACTTTAACATGTTTCGATATCAAAATAATAATGACATTGTAATATTAGGTTTTGATAGTATGAAATCTAGAAAACATGCAGTTCAAGAAATATGTTCAAATAAACAAACTAAACCATTCTTGTTGATAGATGGTAGGATGGGAGGTGAACATTACCAACAATATTTGTTTAAAGACTTGACACTAAATAAATATCTAAAAACATGGTATTCTGACGAAGATGGTGATGCAGAGCCATGTAATGTCAAAGCAACAAGTTATTGCTCAAATATGGCAGGTAGTATGATTGTAAACGCTATTAGAAAGGTAGTTACAGATAGTCCTTACGAAACAATGTTGACTTTTAACTTCCCTACAATGACAATACAAAAAAATACTTGTTTCCCAGCCTGACAATTAGTAAATTGATAGCTCGTCTTCAATCTCTGAAGGCGAGTTATCGTTATCGTAAATAAGGAAAAAACACAATGAAACTAACAAAAGAAAAAAGGAAAGCTATTTCTGTAAATCCTTCTACTTTATTATTGTATGGAGCACCTAAAGTTGGTAAAACTACCATGCTATCTAATTTAGATGATTGTCTAATAATAGATACAGAAAAAGGTAGTCGTATGATTGAAGGTTACATACAAGAAGTAAATAGTAGAGATGAGTTAATTGAAACATTAATAGCTATTAAAGAAAGTAAAGATGTAAAGTATAAATATATAGCTATTGATACAATTGATAAAGTCGCAGAATGGGCTGAACGCAGAGTATGCGAAGAAGAAGGTGTGAACTCTATTGCTGATTTAGCATTTGGTAAAGGTTATGGACTTGTACGTGAAAAAGTAGCTAAAACTATTTCACATTTCAAAGAAGTAGCAGAACATCTTATCATCATTGGACATAGAAAAGTAGCGTATGCAGTAACAGAAGGTAACCCTATAGTAATACCAGAATCTCTTGATTTAACAGGTAAACTAAAAAATGTTATCATGGCTGGTTGTGATGCTATTGGATATGTATATCGTGATGACAAAGAAAACCTAATGGTGTCTTTTAAAGCTAATGATAGCATAGAAGCAGGTAGTAGATGTCCTCATTTAAAGGGTAAAGAAGTTAAATTTGAATGGAAAAATATATATAAGGAGGCTAAATAAATGGCTATATTCAAACCAGAAACAACAAGTGCAGGAACAGGGACTCCTAAGTCTTCATACTTAGGAGCAATAGAAGTGGGTACAGTAGGATTTAAAGATAGAAGTGGCGACTTTCCAGGACAAGACTGGGCTGAGATATTTTTAGAAATAGAATTATCTGTCAAAGGTAGCGAATACACAAATAAAATGTCTTTATTAGGTAGATTAGATAAAGATAGTGAAGGTAAAATAGTTGGAGGTAGTGTACTAAAAAGAATGTACAATATCTTTGATATGATTGGATTTAAAGGTGGTCTTACTATTGATAAAAAATGGGAAGACGAAAATGGCAATCAAATAACTAATATTGCAGAACATCTTAACAGCAACTTTAAAATGGATGGACAGGACTTTATTGCGTATGCATACAAAAAGAAGCCTAAAAAGCCAGGAGATAAAGTATATACAGAAATGTGGCCTAAACTATGGTTAAACACAGAAGGTGGCAGAATGCAGTGCGACAAAGATGTTAAATGGCTTAAAGAAAATGGTTATCTAAAGGAAGCTAGTCAAGATGATTTTGCTCCAAAAGGACAAACTAATTTAGCAGACAACGCATTAGCTAATCTATGAAATACGTAGAGGTAGCAGTCGGAGGTCCTCATAACCGAGGAAATCTAGTTTTGCGTAGTGAGCTTGGCCATTATCTTCCTAAAGATGGAAGCCCACTATATCGCTCTGTTTATCTCTACGGTGATGATGCAAAAGAATATGCTGATTCACATAGGACGTTAAAAGGCTATCACGGTAAGCGTGGTATTGATAATATACTTATTGATATAGACAAAAAAGATAATTCAGATGAATACACACTAAAACAATTGCGTACTACTCTTCAACATCTAAATACCCTAGAAGTCCTAGATGAGAGTATACAATGCTATTTTAGTGGTACTGGTTATCATATCGTCATAACAAACAAAGTATTCAATTTCCAAGCTAGTGATAGCTTGCCCTATCAAGTAAAACAAACCATGTCGAATCTGTTTGAAGATATTGACTCAAGTATCTACATGAGAAGTGGAATATATCGTGTGACACACACAAAAAACCAGAAAACAGGTTTATATAAAATACCTATTACACTACATGAAGCATACAACAAAACATATCAACAGATACACGAGATGGCTAAAGACCCACGCTTTGAGTACCCATATGAATTATTAGATGGAGATTGTGAACTAGAAGGCTATATATGCCTAGATGTACCAAAAATACGTCAACAAGGCAAAGTTAGTGAACCTACGAAGGTAGTACCTTGTGTACAAACAATGCTTAGGAATGGCCCAATACAAGGCTCTAGGCACAATACACTACTTAGGATAGCTAGTTATCTAAAAAGAAATGGAGTACCCAGCGACTATGCAAAAGTAATGATATTGCATTGGAATAACAATATGATGGATGAAGAAGCAGTCATACAAAAGATAGAATCTGTTTACAATGGAAACTATAGATACAGTTGTCATGACTCAATTATGAAAGAACATTGTCAAACTAAATGTGTTTATTTCAAAAACAAAAACTATCATATCGATGTAAAAGATTCTGATACATTACAAAAAGAATATGAAGAACGCTTAGAAACCAACTTCCAAGGTAGAACTGTACCTTTATCAGATATGTTTGGTTTAAAAGGATATGATACACAAATATATCCAGGCGAACTTGTAACGATATTCGGTCCAACAGGGTCTAACAAAACTACACTCGCACAGAATCTTGCATTGGGTGTAGATTTTAAAAACGATAGAATAAACAAACAATGGCAAATACCAACATTGTTTTTATCACTAGAGTTATCAGCATGGTACATGCACAGACGTCATTTGCAAATAGTATCTGGTTTATCAAAAGAAGAAGTGAATGCTAATTACAAAGAAGTATACAAGCGTCATTCTGATGAGCTACAACATCTACATATACAAACAGTTACACCAACACTAACATCAATACAAGACAAAATAAAAGAACTAAGTCCATATCTTGTAGTAGTTGATTATATAGATTTGGTAGATACACCAAAAGATGTTAAAGGAGAGTATGAACAAATTAAATACATATCTCATAACTTATCTAATATGGCTGTTAATCTAGATGTTATTATTATACAAGTATCACAAGTTAGTAGAGAATACAGTAGAAATGAAGTTTTAGACCTGTATGCAGGTAAAGGTTCAGGTGCTATTGAGAATGCATCACGTAAAGTGATTGGTCTTAATGGACAGGCTGATTCTAATATAAAAGAAATTCATATGTACAAAAATACTGACGGTGAATTATTTGACGTTGATGTAGAATGGAATGAAAGCTTTAGGTTAAGGAGAATATAATGGGATGGTTTATAGCAATAATACTAGACGATAATTTAGCTATGATAGAGTTATTTAAAACGTTTAGAATAGGCGTAGCATGGATTAATGATGAAACAGGTAAAGCATCATCATTAATTTTAGGGCTATGGAAACTAGAAACAAATTTTACATTAGCTGTGCGAAAAAAGTTAGGATGGCATGAAACAGGACAAGCGTAAAATTACTAGTAGAATGAAGTTTTGGGAGGACAAGTTCCTCCCAAAGCTTAAAAAACATCATGGAAACAGAAGTAAAGGTGTATTTCATCGTTTAATGAAAAAGTCATCTACACTGCGAACTTCACTGAAAAGAAG